TGTGCTCTTCCGATCTGCCCGTCGTGCTGTCCATGTCGGCCAGCGGGTCGCACCACGCGAGGAACGGCGGGCGCTTCGGCGGGATGTGGTCGTGGACCTCGGGCACCTTGCCGCCGTCGCCGTACATGGCCAGCGCGCTCTCGGACAGCACGAGCGACGCGCGCTCGAACAGGGCCGTGGCGGCCTCGGCGTAGGGCATGGCGATCACATGACCACCGCCCTGCACCGGCCGAACTGCTCTATGGCCGCGTCGACCTCCGGCAGGCCCGTCGCGCCGTCGCGCCCGGCGAGCGTGTAGCGGATGAATCCGGCGTCGGTGGCCTCGCCCGTGGCCCTCTCGGGCGTGGCAGACGGCCGCAGGTAGTAGGCCGCGAGCCGCAGGACGGCCTCGCTCACGCGCTCCGGCACCTCGGTGAGGCCGTAGCGGTAGCGGATGGTCGCGCGCCCCTCGGGACCGACCGCCTGGCAGTCGCTCACGAGCGACCAGCCGGGGGTGAGGACCTCGGCCACGTCGTTGTGGTCGAGCCAGACGAAGCCGCCGCCGAAGGTCTCCGTGACGCCCATCTGCTGCACGAAGCTGCGCCTCGCGTTGCGCTCGAACGTCTCGGTGGCCGCCTGCCGCGCGGCCCAGAACTCCTCCTCGGTCACGTCGGAGAAGTCGTCGGTGTCGTCCATGCCCTTTAGCTGCTCGAGCCTGAAGTAGTGGCGCGTGACCACCGCGAGGAACGTGGTGAACAGCAGGTCGTCACCGCGATACCAGTTGATTCGCACGGAATCGGGGGCCGCGATGCGCGGGAGCTTCAGCTTTCCGCCCTCGAGCCTGTACTCGAGGGACGTTCCGCTGCCCAAAAGGAGGGCCGCGCGGTCGGGCGCGGCCTCCGTCTCAAGTGTCAGCTCGTCCGTGTAGGCGACGCGCAGCGTGCTGTAGGGCTGGACGAGCACCGCTACTCCTCCTCGTCGTCGTAGAGGTCGGCCTCGAGGAGCGCCAGAAGCTCTTCCTTCTTGGCCGCCTTGGGGTACTCGATGCCCTCGGCGTCGAGCTTCGCCTTGATCTCCTTTACGGTGAGGTCCTCGGCCTGCGGCTCGGGGGCCTTCACGGCCTCGATGGCGAGGCCGCGTCGCACGGCCTCGTCGGTGGACATGACTTCGCCCTCGAAGGCGACCAGGTGTCCGTCGCGCACGACGCGCTTGGGTGAGGTGTAGGTCTCCATGGCTCCCCCTTACGCCGCTGCGGTGTCGAGGTTCGTCTTGGAGGCGTAGCAGAAGGCGTCGGGGTAGCGGACCTGCAGCGCCTTGGTGTGCTCGGCACGGATGCACAGCTCGTTGTGGATGAACTGGTCGTCGATGCGGTCGACGTCGACCGTGGTGCCGTGGATGGAGCGGCGCTCGGCTGCGTAGGAGTCGTACACGAGCAGGCCGTCGCAGTTCGGGTCTTCGACGACCTTCATGCCCCAGAGCACGTCGCCGGTGATGGACTGGTACAGGCCGGTCTCGGTCTTGTACAGGTCGATCTCCTGCTTGATGATCGGGGAGACGAGCACGTGGGTCGGGACGCGCTTGGCGGTCAGCATGACCTTGGTGCGCATCTTGCGGATGGCCTCGTAGTACAGGCCGCCGACGTGCTCCTCGAACTCGAGGATGCCGGTGGTGTTCTTGATGCCGACGATGCCGGTGGAGTTGCTGCCGCTGAACATGTGGTCGTCGGTGACGCTGTTCAGGTCGAGCAGGAGGTCGTGCTGGATGATGCTCAAAAGCTCGTCGTAGTCCTTGAGCGTGTCCTCGGAGACGGGGACGTATCCGGCGAGGGTCTCCTTGTTGGCCACGGCGTCCTTGTAGGAGTACAGGACCTTGGCCTTGGCTGCGGAGGTGCCGTCGACCACGCCGCCCCAGGTGGCGGGCATGCCCGTCTGCGCGGAGCGCTGCTTGTAGGTGACGGAGCCGGTGGCGGGGGTCTCGCGCAGCGTGTCGGCGAAGCTGCCGAACAGGCTGTCGGGCTTCGGGTCGAGGGTCAGCTCGATCTCGGTGGGCGCGCCGACGGTGACGACGGTGGCCTCGTTCTTGAAGCCACGGTAGAGGCCTCGGAACTCATCGCGCGGGCCGAGGATGCGCTCGGCGAAGGATGCCTTGGGCGTGGGGACCTTGGGGGCGGGCGCGTTGCGGGCGGCGTCCTCCTCCTCGATGACGTGCTCGAGGGTCAGGTCGAGCTGCTGAATCTGGCCCTCGATGATGAGGGCCTTGTTCTGGTCGCCGGAATCGGCGGCCTTGTGCTGCTCCTCGGCGAGGCGGCTGCGCTCCTGCCAGAGCTGCTTGGAATTGAGCGGCATGCTTACTCCTTACGGTAGACGTGGTTGCCGAGGAGGACGAAGCCCTCCTCGCTCCGGGCGACTGTATCCACGGCGTGAGATTTTTCGATTGCGTCGGCGGGCGCGTGCTTGAAGCGACCCATGAGCGTGCGGTCGAGCGCGTCGGCCACGCGCTTCTCGGTGGCCACCTTCTCGTCGACGAGGCCGAGTTCGAGCGCCTCGTCGGCCGTGTACCACGTCTCCGCATCCATGGCCTTCTTGACGTCGGCCAGCTCCATGCCGGAGCGCGCGGAGATGATTCCGGCGATGGTGGAGTCGAGCGCGGCGAGCTGCGCGACGACGTCGGCCAGCTCCTGCGCGTTTCCCTGCGCGTAGGTCCATGCGTCGTGGATCATCAGCTGGGCGAAGCTGCTCATGACGACCTTGTCGGCCATCATTGCGATATAGGAGGCCGCCGATGCGGCGATGCCGTCGATATGCGCCGTGGTCTCGCCCTTGTATCGCTGGATGGCCGAGGCGATGGCGAAGCCCTCGTAGACGTCGCCGCCCAGGGAGTCGATGCGGATGTCGACCGGCTTGCCCTTCAGGCCGTCCAGCTCCTTGGCGAAGTTCTTGGCCGTGTTGGACTCCTCGGAGGACCAGAAGTCACTGCCGATGGTGCCGTAGAGGTACACGGTGGCCTTCTCGGCCTCATTCTTGATTCGGAACATTCGTTGCCCCTTTCTGGGTGCCGTCGGCTGTGCCGTTCGGCTTTTCTGCGTTGAATACGTTCACGGTGCCGTCCCCGTTGACGGTTCCGTAGTTGAGCGGGAACAGCGGCTGGTCGATGCCCTCGACGGGTTCCATGTCCTCGAGGTCGCGCACGTCCGCGCGGGTGATGGCTCCGAAGTAGCCGAGCTCGCGGTAATACTGCGTGCGGGCCGCGTCGTCTCCGCGCATCAGGCCGTTCAGCTTGAACTTGGCCTTGGTGTTGCGCTGGTAGCAGGCGTCGAGGACGGGCTGCAGCGCCATCTCGAGGTCGCGCACGTCCGGCGTGATGGTGTCGGTCACGTAGTCGATTCGCATCTGCTGGCCGCCGTTGTACGTGGCCCCTTCGCTGTCGTAGACCTTCCACGGGGGCACGTTGCAGGCGCGGCAGACCTGATGGAGCACCCATTTCTGCTGCTCGATAACGGAGGCGTCCTTCATCGTCTGCTGGTCCGTCACCCACTTGGCCCCGTAGCCGAAGATGGGCGCGCGGCCCGCCTCGGTAACGCCGCTCTTGGCGTCCACGGCGGCGCGGAGGGCCTTCAGGTCCTTCTCGTCCATGCGGCCCTCTGGCACCTCGACGTGGCCGAGCTGGTGGTTGCCGTTGTGGAGCATGGAGCGGTAGAAGCGCTCGAGGTCGATGGACAGGCCGATCTCCTCGGCCGCGAGGCGCGCGAGGGAGATGCCCTTCACGCCGTCCTTGGTCATGTGCGTGGAGATGTTTACGACCTCGTCGGGGAAGTACCACCCGGCGGGCACGTGGTCGTCACCGGGGGAGACGTAGTAGCGCGTGCGCCTTCCCCTGGGCGCGTGCTTGTCGTAGTCGTGCATCACGCTGGCCGTGATGGGCCAGATCGCCACCGGCTTGCCCTTGAACCACTCGACGTACCAGTAGGCGTTGCCGAAGGTGTCGCGGCGCAGCACGGTCCAGTCCATGAGCTTCGCGGCGGTCATTTCCTCGTTGGCCATGCCGTTTAGAATCTTGGCCAGCGGGTGGTTGTCGAGCCGCTTGTGGCCGTCGCGCCCGGCCTGCATCACCGAGAAGGGCAGGCTGGCCATGCTGCGCGCCTTGGTCTGCTCGCAGGCGGCGAAGTCGATGGACATGAGCGCGCCGTATCCGTGCGGCGTGGCGAAGCCCGGCGGCAGCGTGACGTGCACGACGTCCTGCACCGGCTCCCTCTTGTAGAACATGTCGTAGAAACGTCCCATACGTCCCCTTTCTGTCGGGGGCATCGTATGGGTCGCGTGAGATTAGCTGACGGGCACGTAGGACTCCGTGCCGCTCACCAGTTTGTCGTATGCCAGGGCTGCGATGGCCAGCGCGATGGCCGCGTCGATTTTGGACTTCTTGGAGTCCTTGCCGAAGCGCATGCCGTACGGCTCGCGTATCATCTCGACGGTGTTGGCCAGATGCGCGCGGAGCTTTGGGCACCCGCGCAGGCGCAGCTCCCCGGCCTTGACCTCGTTCACGACGATTGATGTGGCCTGGCACATCGTCGCGTTGCTTTGGGGGAACGAGACCGTCTCGATTCCGTACACGTCGCGCAGGCGCGAGTTCATGACGATCAGGCGGTTTGGGTCTATTCCCACGACCTGCGGCCAGTGCTCCGAGCAAAGCCCGGCGATGAGCTGGGTTATCTGCTCGAAGTCGTAGTGGCCCGTCTCCTCGTCCGGGGTGTCGAACACCCACTCCTTGGTGAGGCAGACGGTCTTCCCCTTCTTTGTTTTGCGCTTCTGATACGCGACGATGGCGAAACTGTCGCCCGCCGTTGCGCCGTCGATGCCGAGCGTCCACGGCTTGCCGAAGTCGAACCTGTTGGTGCCGCGCTCGCAGCGGTCGAGCTGCGGGGCCTTGAAGACCGAGTAGGCGTCGTTGTCCTTCGGGAATCGGTTGGCCGTGTAGCGCTCGAACTGGCGGTCGGATGCGGCCATGCCCCTCTGGTCCTCGATGCTCTCCCAGTTGACCCACGAGGCCACCATGATCTTCTCCCAGTCGGCGCGCTTCTCGATGTCGTCGTCATCGTCGAGGCCCAGCCAGTACAGGTACATGCCGGGGTCTCGGCGCGCCTTGTCGCTGTACATCTCCCAGAGGAAACCCTCGCGCTTGTCTCCGGCCGTGGTGATTCCCACGGTGAGCGGGTTCCACAGGACCTTCTGGCCCTTGACCCCGGCGTCCCAGACCTTCGAATCGGGGTAGGTGTGCAGCTCGTCGAATATCAGGAAGTTGAAGTGCCACGACTCCAGCGCGTCCGCCGTGTTCGGCAGAATCATGATTTTCGCGTTGGTCTCCTTGTGCGTGATGATGTTCTTCCCGATGTCCCACTGCTCGCGCCACGTCGGGTTGAGCTTGATCATCGTGCAGATCTTCTCGTAGACGTTGCGAATCTGGTCCTTCGACGACGCCACCATTCCGTACTGGCCGTTGTGGACCGGCTCCATGGTGGCCACGGTGAGGAGGATTCCGGCGCACGTCTCGGACTTGCCGTAGCCCGAGGGAAGGCCGATGATGGCGCGGCGGTACTTGCGCTTGAAGCCCCTGGCGGTCATCTTGCCCGAGGCGAAGAGCGGTTTCCAGATATTCTCGCGCTGGAACTCCTCCAGATAGAATGGCTGCGCGTAGTAGGAGTCGTTGGCGACGTGGCGGCACATCGAGGTGAAGCAGCGCTCATAGTCGCGCGCCATGACGAGGCCCTCGCGCGTGTAGCTAGTCGGCGTCCGATACATCGACTACCTCCGCTGGCAGCTCGTAGGCTGCGTCGATTGAGCGGAACATTGACGCCGTGTCCGCTGCGGTCTTGACCGTCGTTGCGTCCATGAGGCCGATGCGCGAGCGCGCGAGCGGCGAAAGGCCGAGCATGTCTGACAGGGCGCGAATCTCGCTCGACGCCTCCTTGAGGATTGTCAGTGCCGGGTTCTTGCGCACGAGCGGGACCTCCCTCCCATCCGGTGTCTTGTACGGCTTCACGCCGATCTTGTCGAAGATGTTTATGCGGCCGTCCTCGCTGTGGATGGCCTGCTGCGCCTGCTCGGCCACGGCGTGCCAGTAGGTGAGGAGGCGCAGGGTCGGTATGTCCTGCTCGCTGAAGTTGTTCACCGGCGGGCACAGCCACGCCCATATCTCGCTCTGGACGGGGTCGAGGGCGATGTCCTCGGGCATGAGGACTCCGGCGGCGTCGGTCTTCGCCGCGAGCCCGTATGCGTCGGTTATCCCGCGCCTGATGGCGTCGTGTTTCGGCTTGGCACCCTTCACAGGCCCTCACCCCGCAGCGCGTCCTCCATCTTCTTTGCGGCCTTCTTCAGGGACAGGCACAGCGGGGCGGCGGTCATGAGGGATGCGCGGGACATGTCCGAGGCCGCGACGTGCGCGCGCTGGATTACCTCGAGCACCTCGTCGTCGCTCATGGCGGCGTTGGGTGCCGGGGCCTGAAGCTCGCCCGCGTAGGCATAGCCGCGCTGCGCTGCGAGGCGGCACCTGTTGGAGCAGTATTTGGCCGTGCTCCTTTGCGCGGCGAACTCACGTCCGCATATCTCGCACTTCTTAATCATGGCTCACCCCTTTCGTGTATAATTTCGTTCGCGGAGATAGCTCACTAGGAGAGCGCGGTGTTTCCAGCACCGAGGCGGCGGCGCGATTCCGACCTCCCCGCTCCAATGGCTGTTAGGCCCCTGCAATGCGCGGGGGCCTTTTTATTTACCGAGATGCCTCTCGGCCATGCTGACGTGCTCGCCCTTGTACATCCCGGCACCGACCTCGTCTATGGCGCTGAAGGGGATGATCGGGACGGTCAGGCGCTTCTCATATGCAGGGTCGATAAACCTGATGTACCGAAGCTGATAACCGGGCTGTATATGGCCGCCGACCGCGTCGAGGAACTTTCGCCATGAGCGACCCCCCCCCGTAATATCGAAGTAGCTTTTGCCGCCAAGCGCGCGAATGGGCCTAAGTGGAGAACTTTCGAGCGTCATTTTGTGCAGCTTCGTGCCGTCTGGCATGACTGCGATATTTGCGTTCTCCTTGATTCCGGTCAGCACGAACCCCGAGGCGCGGTAGATTGCACCGTCGCCGCAGGAACAGCCGTCGGCAAAGCTGATCACCCACTTAATCTGCGGGGCCTGCTTCTTAATCATCCGCAGGGCCACGGAGATGCACCTGCTCTCGCTGTTTCTCGGCAGCACGTCGTCAAACGCCATGCGGTTCAGCTCGATAAAGCCGTTCCACGGGGTGCCCTTTACGAGGCCCTGAATCTTCCGTTTGTCGAGTGATGGCCCGAAGCTCATGACCCCGTGCAGGCGGCCGTTCAGGAACGCACCGAAGTGGAGGCTGGAGTTGTGGACGATCTTGCCCGAGTAATGGTGCTTCTTTACGAAGGGGTTTGCGATGCTCGACGGTATGACGCGCAACTCGATGTCTTTAGCGCTCGGCATACGACACCCACTCCTTGATGGCCGCATATAGGGCGTTGCCGTTTCGGTTGACGTTCCCGAAGGTATCGGCTTCGTCGCAGGTCGCGTTCTTCAGCGCGTCCATGATGAAGTCGCGCTGCTCGGGGGCGAGGATGAATGTCGCCTGGGACACGTTCGGCTTATCCCCATCCGGCAGCTCGAACTCGGTTCCGAAGCCCTCGTCGGTCACCGGCATGTACTCCTCGAAGCCCAGCGCCTCCCAGTCTGCGTTCAGGTTGTCCATATCCTCGATTAGGGCCTGCTCGTCGAACCCGCTGTTGATGGTCGTCTGGTTATGCACGTGGGTATAGATGCGCCGCTGCTCGTCCGTCAGGTGGTCCAGGCAGATAACCGGCGCAGTGTCGATTCCCAGCTGCTTCAGCGCCATCACGCGGCCGTGGCCTTCGACGATTTCGGCCTCGCCGTCCTCGTTGTGCCAGACGGCGATGGGGTCGCAGTTGCCGAACTCGCTGATGCTCTCGGCGATCTGGTCGATTTGCTCTTTGGGGTGCTTCTTGGCGTTGTTCGCATATGGCACGAGGTCGGCGACCGCCATCTCGCGCACTTCCAGTTCCGGCATGGGTCTCATGGCCGCTCCTCTCGTCGTTACGGCTGGAACCGTATATGTCGCGTGAGATTTAGCGGCTCATTTTTCGAGTTTTTAGCGGCTCCTTTCGCCAGCCCCCCCAAACTTCCAATTTCGTAGCGAAACGCGGGGGATAGGGGCGCGCGGGGTAGGGGGAAAGAAACCCGATTTTCCGAGGGGGTAGGGGGTCGTGCATAAAAAAGGGGTGCAGCCCCGTCCGAGGCCACACCCTTGTGCATAAAAGCTATCTGTTCGCCGCCCTGCGTGCATCATCGCGCTTCTTGTGGCAGCTCTTGCACCTTAGCGTGAGGTTCTCCACCTCGCTGCCGCCGCCCTCGCACAGCGCGCGGCCGTGGTCCACCTCGCCGCCCATGCCCGCCGTGTACCAGCGGCCGTCGCGGTACTCGGCGCACACCCTGCCGCAGTCGGCGCACCTGCCCAGCTGCCTGCCGATGGCCCTCTGCCTCGCCTTGCGGTACGCGCTCGACGAGTACTCGGTGCGCCATGGCTCGCGCTCGGCCCTCGTGGCGTCGCCCTCCGTCGGCCTGCGCTTGGGCCTCGGCCTGCACTGGCAGCGCTGGCCCTCGGGGTGCGTGCGGCCGCAGTGCGGGCAGTACACGCTCACAGCTCGCGCCTCCCGCTCTCGGCCTTGGCCTTGGCGGCCACGCCCAGGCTGATGCTGCGGGCCGCCTGGAATATCTCCAGCGGCGTGAGTCCCAGCAGCTTGAACGCCTCCAGCGCCGCCGTGATTCCCTGCTCCACCCTGTGATGGCTGTACTGCTCCTTGTCCATCTATCCCACTCCAATCGCCGCCGACAGCGCCAGCAGCATCTTGAACATAACGGCCACCGCCGCCGCGTCTATGGCGAGGCAGGCCGCGATGATGAGCAGGCATCCGCCCGCCCTCTTCCAGTCGATCATGTGTCCCTCCTATAGTGCCATGAATGCGAGCAGGAGAAGCCCTGCGGCGAGGGCGCGGACCGTCCACGCCCATGCCGCCAGCAGGACCGCCGCCAAAAGGGCCAGCGCTAGTAGCTCTCGAAGGTCTCGCACGCCGCCTCCTGCATGTCCCTCATGTGGTTCGGTATCCACTCGAGCGCCCACATCGCCCCGAAGCTAGAGTTCTCGGCGTCGCCGGTGCCGAACTCCTCGGCGTACGCCCGGTCGAACTCGACCTCGCAGATTCCGTAGTCGCAGCAGCACTCGACCATGCGCTTGCATTCGGCGCACGTTGGCTTGCCCTCGCCGAAGTGCCTGTCGATTGCCGCGTCGGTGCACCCGTCCGGGAGGTTGTAGCCCGGCTCACAGCTGGCGGCCAAGGCGGGTCACCTCCTCGCACCATGCCTCGCGCTCGTAGGTCTCGATGAACCAGCGCGCGTCGTCCTTGATCTCCTCCAGCGGGTTCTCCATCTCCTCGACCTCGCTGTCGGGGATGTCCACCACGTGGACCTCGGTTATCTCGAATCGCATGTCTGCTCCTCTCCGGGCGTCATGCCCAGCTCCTTCGATATTCCCTCGGCGATGATGCGCGCGGTCTCCCTCGCCACCGCCTCGCTGCTCTCCATCCGCCCGACCGCGTATGCGCGCTCGATCATGTCCTGGGCGGCGCGCTCCATGGCCGTGTCGTCGTATCCCCGGCAGACCCTGTGCTCCTTGAGGTACGTGTGGGCGCGGTCCTGCGGCCTCGTCTCGTCGTGGCGGAACACCTCGTTGCAGTCCGCGAGGATGTCCTCCATCGTGTCCATCAGGCCACCTCCGCCCGTATCTGGATAGGCCCCCGGTTCCATCGGTCGCGCGCTTCGATGGCATCCATCAGGCCGACGTCTCCGCGCGCCCCGCACGAGGCGCAGGCCACGAACTGCAATATGGCTCCATTCTTGGCGTAGCTCACGAACTCCCCCAGATGCTCGGTGGTGCCGCAGCATGGGCAGCGCTTGTACGAGTCATGGTCAATCATTCGCCGACCTCCATCCCGCACTCCGGGCAATACCTCGGCTTCTCGAACCCGACCGCCTGGTGCCCGCACGACAGTATGTATCCGTTTATCCCGGTGATCGGCTTGCCGTAGGCCGTGCGTAGCTCTCTCGCGAGGATGATTCTGCAGGCCGGGCGGTCGATAAGGTCGGCAACCTCCAGGAGGCTGTCGGAATCGAAGCCCTCCACTGCCTCGCCTCGATAGAACCCGACGGTGTCGGCCGCGATGAACTCGTCGACGTAATGGCGGTTCGCCGCGAGTCCTCGAAGTTCCGCCGCGACCTTGCGTCTCCGTTCGTCAGTTGCCATTTGGCTCAACCCTTCCGTTCCAAAGTTCTGCGGCGTTCTCCTCGCCGTGCTCATAGTCAGACCGCGCACCGCAATACAGGCAGCCCACGAAGTAGGTGCCGGGGTCGTATCGGCTGTTGTCCACTATCTCGGCAGGCCCGCCGCAGAACGGGCATGGCTTCAGCTTGATTTTGTCCATCAGTCCTCCTTGGATATGGCCAGCGCCACGTACTTCTGGGCGAGGCCCTCGAAGTCGTCGAGGATGTAGTCGCGCAGCATCGCCCTGCGCGCGTCGGCATCAGGCGTCGCCCCGTCGTGGATGGTCAGCTCCTGCCACGCGCCGTAAATCTCGGCGGCCTCCTCGAGCGGCTTGAGCGCCTGCTCCTTGTCGCACGCCACCTGCCTGAACGGCCTGATGTTCAACTCGTAATGCCTCATCGCTTCACCTCGAAACGGTATCCGCCGTCGGTCCAGTAGTTGCAGCGGGCCTCGCCCTGGGTGCGGTGGATGAACTCGGGCCTGCGCATGCACTCGTACTCGATGCGCTCGGTCCCGTAGACGCTGCAGAACACGGTCACCCTGACATGGTTGCAGTTCGCGCAGCGCTCCGGCCTCTCCCCGTCGCTGTAGATGTCCGGCCTATCCATCAGTTGGTCACCTCCGCCCCGCACTGCTCGCAGTAGTTCAGGCCGCCCGTGGGTTCGGTCCTGCCGTCGTGGCCACAGGCGAAGCAGTGGTACCGGCCGTCGGGCGCAACCTGCACCTGCGTCGTCGGGCGGTACGCCAGCTCGGCCACGCGGCGCATGACCCCGCGCCAGCTCGTGTCCTCCGCCCCGGTGATTCTGGCCAGCGCGCGCTGGAGACTCTCGCCGCCCAGGCTGTCGTTGGCCGTGCGGTTCAGCTCCTCGACGATGCGGAGCCTCTCCTCGGTAGTGATCTCGTTCATTTCTTCCTCTCCTTAATCCAGTCGTATGCGATAAGCGGGAGGCACGCCACGAGCAGCGGGATGCTCAACAGCAGCGCTGCGGCCCTTATGGCGTCCTCCCCGGTCGGTCTCCTCATTCCATCCAGCTCCCTGGCCTCTTCCGGCCGTAGTCCCAGCTTCTCAATCTGAACACCTGCCCCATCGGCAGGCCGTGGGTCGCCGCCCAGCAGCGGTCCCACACCGTGTGGACCTTCACATCAGGGTCGAACACGCCTATCTGCCGTGGGCTGGTGCATAGGAGCGGCTCGTGGCACTTCTTCCCGTCATGGAAGTCGACCAGCGCCTTGCAGCGGTCGAACGCCTCGACGGTGCCGAAGTCCCGGTACAGCTCGCGGACCTCGCCCTCTATCTCGCCCCTGATGCACCCGTGCACGTCGCACATCCACGTGAGCGTGTCCTCTACGTGGTCGCGCGGAGGCGCGGGGAAGAGGTCGAGGACCGTCTGCCCCGCGCACGCCCTATTCATCGCGGGCGATGCGGTAGAAGGTCGGCAGGCAGTCCGGCGGGGTCACGGCGTTGGCGCGGATGAACTCCATGCACTTCTCGAAGCTCCCCGCGCAGACGTCGTAGAAGGCACCGCTCGACGGCCTCGGCCTGCCGCCGTCGCTCTTGTCGAATACGACCGCCTCTACTCGGTACATTTGGCCATCTCCGCGTCGTAGATAGCTTTGAGGTCGTCGCTCATGAACCTGATGAGTTCCTCCTCGCTGATACCGTCCGGCAGCGTCTTCAGGCGCACCGCTTGGTGGCACCATTCGTCGAAGTCGAGCGTTTTCCCGGTATACAGGTCCTCCACGCCCGTCACCTCGGCGTAGGAGAAGCGGGTCAGCATCTCATCGCGCATGACCTCGTCGGCCAGCGCCTCGATGGGCGTCTTGGGGCGGTCGATAGTCTCCTTGTAGCTCTTGGCCCTCTTGGTCATGGTGTCGAGCTGCTTGGCCAGCTTGTTGTTCTCGGCCACGAGGCGCTCGTTGCGGCGCTGCTCGTAGTCCAGCTCGGCGAGCACGTACTGCTCGCAGTTGGTGATTTCCATGTCTAACCCTCCGTTATCTCGATGGTTCGTCCCGTCTTGGCGTCCGTTATCGCCCAGTGGCCGTAGCCGTAGAGCGCGGGGTCGTGCGGCTCGTGCTCGCACAGCAGCGTGCCGTCCCACCACGCCTCCTCGAACTCCGGCTCGTCCCACACCCACTCGGGCCTGTATCTCGCCCCGCCGTGGAACCCGTCGTGGCATCCCGTGGTGCCGCTCCCGCACAGGGCGATCAGCGGCGAGCGGAGCCGCCACGTGCCCTTTGGCGTTACGAGGGCGAAGTCGCCGCAGCGCCTCGGCACGATGTGGTGGCAGTTCGTGGCCTGCCGCCCGCAGATTCCGCAGCGCTCGGCGGTCAGCTCGTAGCGGTTGCCGGCGTAGCGCGCGCCGACGTGGGGCTTGCCGTAGAGCTCCGCGCGGTCCTTCGGGACTCCACGGAGCTGCGATGCGCTCACTATCATCCGAGCCTCCTGTCCTGCCCCTTGACCTCGATGGGCCTGCATGCACCGGCGAGGCGCGATGCCACGCGCTTTCCGGCCATGCCTCCCCAGAGGTCCCTGATCTGGCCGATGCGGTAGTTGCTCGTGACGATGGTGGGCAGGCCCTCGGCCACGCGGGTGTCGATGAGGCGCGTCAGCGTCTCGATGGCCCACTCGGTCGGGCGCTCGGCCCCGAGGTCGTCCAGAGCGAGGAGCCTGTACCGCTCGGCCCTGCGGAGCGCCCCGCGCTCGCCGCCGTCGTACTCGGAACGGATGTCGTCGAGCAGGCGGCTCGTGGTGACCAGCTTGGCGCTCGTCCCATCCAGCACGGCCAGGCGCACGGCGCAGGCGGCGGCGTAGGTCTTGCCCGTGCCTGGCTCGCCCCAGATGTAGGCACCGCCGCCCTTCCCGGCGAGCTTGGCCATGCGCTTGCCGAGGTCGCAGTCGGCCTCGGCGTAGGGGCCGCGCAGCCCGGCCTTGCGGAGGCGGGAGCGCATGATTGCGGCGATCTGCTCGCGCGCCCCGTCGGGCATGAGCACGTCAGAGATTTGAGTACGCATCATGTTTGACCTCCTTCTTCGCCTCGCGCTGCTGCCACGTGGAGCACGCGGCCTTCCAGTTCTTCATCGGCTTGCTGCCGACTTTCCACCCGACTGCCTCGTAGTAGCTCCAGAACGCCTCGGGGTTGAACGTGTAGCCCTTGGCCGAGACGTACTCCTCGACTTCCTCGAGCGCGGGTTTGACGAACCTCTTACTAACTGCCTTGCCTTGCTTTGCCTTGCACTGCTTTGCTTTGGCTTCGGCGCTGTCCCCGTCACCCTTTTGCTCTGCCGAAAGGGGTTCGTCGTTTCCCTCCGGCTCGTCGTTTTGGGTTTCGGTTTCGCTAAAGGGGGGTTTCGTACCGTCTAAAGGGGGCTTTCTGTTGCCTCGTCCACCCGTTTTGCCTGCCGCGATGCACCGTTTCGAGTAGTCGATGTCCTCGCGGACGCCGGCAAAGATGGCATCGAGCGGCCATTCCAGATCAGGCTCGATGCCGTAGGTGCCGTACTGGGCCAAGGCCCAGAGGAGCTTTCCGCGCTGCTCCTCCGGTGCCTTGGCGCAGGCTGCGGTGAACTTGGGAAGCCACTTGAATTGGGCCTCCTCCATGTCAGCGCTCCCAGGTGAAGGCGGCCTTGGCCGCGTTGAACGTCAGGGTGGCCTCGCTGCCCACGATCACCTCGAGCACGTCGAAGCTGATGGCCTCGACCTCGGGATGGTCGGCGGCGAAGCACATGGCCACGCGCTGCAGGCGCTTCTTGTTGACCTTCGGTGCGGCGTCGTTGCCCCGCGAGCGCTTGACCTTCGCCTCGACCAGGAGCGCCTGGCCGTTGGTGACCGTGTAGACGCACCGGCTCTCGGGGCAACCGTAGCCGGTGGCCCCCGGGATGTAGACCTCGAGCGCGAGGTCGAGAATCGAATACTGCTCCATCTTCACTCCTTAGAACGGGCAATCGTCGTCGTAGACCTCGTCGGGCACGTCGTCGCGCTTGGCACCGCCGGAGAACGTGACGTTGTCCGCGATCACCTCGAGGCGGCTGTGCTTCTGGCCGTCCTTCTCCCACTTGCTCTGGCGCAGCCTGCCCTGGACGCAAACGTGCGTGCCCTTGGACAGGTAGCGGTTGAGCGCCTCGGCGCGCTTGCCGAAAACGGTGACGTCGACCCAGTTGGGCACGTCCTGCCACTCGTCGCCGACCTTGCGGCGCTCGTTGACGCACACCGAGAACCGGAGCACCTGCGTGCCCGTCTGCGTGGCCCGCAGCTCGGGGTCGCGCCCGAGGTTGCCGCTGATGGCGACCGTGTTGATTCCGCTGCTCACTAGTCGATCTCCTTACTGTCCCTGACCATCTGGGCCAGATGCTTGCCGAGCTCCTCGAGCTGCCTGTCGGTGAGCTTGGTCGTGTCGTCGGTGCCGAAGTTGGCCTCCTCGTACGCGCGGAGGCCCTCCTCCTTGACGCCGTTCTGCATGCACTCGGCCTTGAGCTTCGCTATCTTGGCGAGCATCACCTTGCGCTTGCTCGGGCGCGGCTTCGTCGGGGCCTTCTCCTTCGTCTCCTTGGGGCCTGTGTCGCCGTCGGTGTCCTCCTCGCCCACGAGGCCGAAGGCCATGAGCGCGGAGTACCGGCGGGCGTAGGTCTCGCGCTTGCCGAACTCCTGCGGGTCGCTGGCGTACTCGTAGGGCTTCACGTCGAGCACTCGCTCCTCGTCCCCGTAGGCCACGATGGTGTTCAGGAGCATGCCCGCGCCGTTGGCGGCGACCTCGGAGCGCTGGTAGAAGAAGATTCCGCGCTTGTTCAGCGGCGGCCTGATGATGTTCAGGACCAAGTCCAGCGGGGAGTACGAGTAGGTCTGGTATCCCTTCTGGCCCGTCTTGCTCTTGGTCGGGTTGACCATCTCGGCCTGCGCCTCCGCGAGCAGCTGGGTGAACATCGCGGACGGGTCGAACGTATCCGGTTTCACCGTCTGGGCCATCACAGCTCACCGTCCCCGAGCAGGGCGGCCGCGCTCATTCCCTCGACGCGCGGGCCGAGCGCCTGCATGACGTCCTCGGGGGCGCAGCCGCGCACCGCTGCGGTCTTGGGCGACTTGGGGCACCACATGGCCCAGTCGACCGTCTCGCCCGTGTCGGTGCACACGACCTTGTCCCCGGCCTTGGCGAAGTGGGCCTCCCAGCCCTTCTTGGGCACGATGTCCACCATGCCGATGGAGTCGAGGAAGGCCACGGCCTCGTCCATGCGTTCCTTGAGGATTACCGGTGCGGCCTTGCTGTAGCTGATGCCGATCTCGCCGACCTTCTCGTCGCCGACGATGATGGCGCGGCGGTCGGTGTGGGTCTCGGCGAAGCCCTCCATGATCTCCTGCCGCGCGATGGCCTTGGCCTCCTTGAGCGCGGGCTCAATCTGCTTCTGCATGGCCGTGAGCACGGCCAGCCTCTCGTCCTGCGTGTACTCCATTACTCACCGTCTCCAATCATTCGCGCCTCGTCCGTGATTACCTCGTAGACCTCTCCCGTCTCCGCGTCCACGTTCGCCGGTCGGTCGAACGGGAGCGGTTCGCCCTCGTCCTCCTCGTCGTAGTCGAGCGGCAGCTCGTCCTGGATGTCGGCCACCGTCAGGACGACGGGCTTGCCGGAGAGCTTGAGGATGGGGAAGGCGTTGGCGTCGCTCGTCAGAATCTCGAGCTGCAGCACGGCCGTGCCACCATTGACCGTCGCCTGCTTGAAGTTGGCCCTGATCTCCATGGGTTCCATGCGCGCCTCCTATTTGATGCCGAAAATGGCGGCCATGAACTCGCGGCACATCTCGCGCTCGTTCTCCTTGGTGACCGGCGCGAGCACCTTGGCGACGAACTCGCGGCTCTCGGCCACGTCCTTCTCGTCGAGCTTCGCGAGCCCGGCCTCGCACAGCGCGATCATCATGTGGTAGGCGTTGGCGCTCTTCACGCCGCCGGTGTGGTCGGGGTGGGCCGCATCGAACATGAGGTTGGCCGCGATGCAGGTGGCGTGATCGAGCACCTTCTTGTGGAAGTGGTCCGCCGGGAGTTCCTCGAAGAGGTTGGCGTCGAAGTACTTGTCGTTCATTTCTTTTTCTCCTTTACGTATTCCTCGGTGAAGTGGGTGATGTGCACCTTTGCCAGCGGCGGCGTGCCGTATGGCGTGCGGCATCCCTTCTTGACGCCACCCATCACCACGTGGGCGTCGTCCGTGTACGCGACGCCGTTGAGCGCGTCGCATATGAGCTTGCCGATGTTGTCCCAGTCGGGCTTGCCGAGGTCGGCGCGGCCCGCCCAGTACTTCGGGTTGCTCTTTGCCAGGGGCCTGAAGGTCTCGATGGCGACGGTCACGATTCCGTCGAAGTCCCCGTGGTCCTCGTGCTCGGCCCTGTAGGCCTTGCGCACGGCCTCCTCGGCGTGCCTCGTCTGCTTCGGGGTGTAGTTGCGTCCGGTTCGCGGGTCGGTCCGGTGGCGCTCCTTGCCAACGATCTTCTCCAGCTCGAGCTTGAAGGTCATGGAGCGCTCCTTGTGCCTTACCCAGCTCATGCCGTGAACCCGTCGGACTGGCTGCGGTGCTTGTTGAAGGCGTCCTTGAGGCTGGGGTAGCGCGACTCCATGATTCGGGCGAAGGACGGGGCGAGGCCGTTGCGCACGCCCACGTGCAGCTCGTTGCGGACCATGTTGACGAGGTAGTTGGCGCTCACGTAGCCCTTCTTGGAGAGCCTCACGGCGTTCTCGACCATGTAGTTCCACGCGCCGGGGTTCTCGTCAATCCAGCGGCGCGCGTCCTCGGCGTCCGCCTCGCCCTTGGCCCCGAGGCCGAAAATCTCGAGCTGGCCGCTCGTGGGCTTCGGCCTGTAGCGCTCGTCGTTACGCATGGACGCCCACCGCCTCGTATGCGGCCTGCGCGCTGTGCACCGCGCCGTCCATGGTCGGGATAATCCAGAGCCACAGCAGCGCGCACATGGCGAGCGCCGTCACGGTGATGCCGACCAGAAGCCCGGCCCTGAAGGCGTCCTTCTGCCTGTCGGCCCGCTCCTGCGCTGGCAGGCGGTAGCCATCGCGTGCTACGATGCGGGGAGTCCTGTTGGACGTGCGGGCGCTCTTGGTGTGGTTGCTGGGGGTGCCCGCGTATCTGTTTTGAGGGGTCATTCTTCCTCCGTTTCTTGGGTATCGCTTCTCGAAAACTTCTCGTCGATTTGACGTTTCGCGCGGTATTTGCGGCTGTAGAGCCGCTGCCGCTCCTTGTTCACGCGGTCCTCCCTCTTCACCTCCTCCTCCATCGCCCGCACCTGCTCGGCGATCTCGGAGGCGCGCTGCTCCCTTGTGCAGGAGACGCACCATCCGGTCCGGCTAGATAGCGGCTTGAAGGTCTGCCGCCCGCAACGCGGGCATATCCAGCGCCTGCGGAGTGAGAGTCCGTATTTCGACGCCTGGACCTCCACCGCCCTCACCGTCTTGCCGAGGGCCTCGGCTATGGCCACGGCCCCGTCCCCGGCGTGCTCCTCGAGGTAGCTGACTTCGCTGCTCGTCCACGTCATTACGCCCGGCGTCCCTTCCAGGACTTGAAGCGGCGCTGCAACTTCCGGCGCATGATGTCGAGCCTTTGGTTGCGGGGCATTACGCCACCGCCTTGAAGTCGTCGAGCGTCAGGTCGAGCTCTGCGCAAAGCGATACGAACTCGTCTGCGGCGATCTTGCGCTCGCCGTTCAGGCTGCGGCGCAGAAGCTCGGCGTTGATGTTCGTGCGGCGCGCCAGCTCGGTGCACGGGATGCCGCGCTCCTGGACGGCTGCGCCAATAACCTCGTATGCCTTCATCTGTTCTCCTTTCCTAGGTTTTGTAGGTACGACCTGAATACTACCGCAAAAATGTAGGAAGTCTAGCCGGTATATAGAATTATTTCCTACAAAACGTAGTTTTTTGCCTACACATGCCCTATACTTCAGATAGCGACGTTAGGAGGAGTCATGGAGCCTGTAAGGCGCTGCATCGCGGATAACATCAAGAAGTTCCGCCTGGAGAAGGACCTAAGTGTTGAAGACATAGGCAATGCCATAGGTAAGAGCGGTAAGACAGTTAGCGCATGGGAGGTCGGGCGCGGCCAGCCAGACGCCGACACCATGATCAGGCTCTGCCGACTGTTCGATGTCGACATAGCTGACTTCTACGGCGAGAGCGGTGATTTGGCACCAATCTCAAACGATGAGCGCGATCTCGTCGACACGTACCGCGACCTTACGTCGCCGCACAAGCATGTCTTATTGGCTGTCGCCCGCGAGCTGCGGGCGGCGCAGGGGAAGGAGTAACCCATGATTACCCGCAGAACGTTCCTGGCCGCTATGGCCACGGCTTCGCTAGCGCCGCTTGTCGGATGCTCCGGCGAGCAACAAGCCGGTTCCGGTCGGCAATCGTCTGGCGAGTCCAAGGAGGTCGAGAATCGGAGCGAACCGAAACCATTGGAGATTACCGAGTCCGGCTGGTCGGTGGTCGGCGACGGATGGGTCTACTACGGCTTCGCGCTGAAGAACACCAACAAGGACGTCGAGGCCCAGATGCCTACGGTGACGATAACGGGCAAGGCCGAGGACGGCTCCATCGTCTTCTCCGACAAGCAGACCCTGTTCGTCGTCCTCCCCGGTGAGACCGTACACTACGGTTTCCAGGCGGGAAACGGCACCGCCCCCGCAACGGTCGAGTTTAAGGCGAATGAGCCGAGCTGGGTAGACAGCCAGACGCTGGACGAAGACGTCTTTACCGTATCGAACACGGCAGAGGTGCCTGACTCGTACGGCGGCGTCTCGTACACAGGCGAGTTGACCGCCAACTACGATCTGGACAAGAAGCAGTACAGCCAGGTCGCCGTCTCCGTGATTGCTCGCGACGCCTCCGGGGCCATCAACTACGGAAACACGACGTTCGTCGATACCCCGTCCAAGGGCGAGTCCGAGCCGTTCGAGATTTCCTGCTTCAACATGCCCGAGCACTCCTCGTTCGAGGTATACGCCCAGGTCTGGTAGCGGCAAAGTGAAACCCCGCAGGTCGAAGCGCGCCAACGCTGCTGCGGGGTTTACCAGATAGCCGCCCGTTTGGAGGGCATCCTAGATTATGCCAGAAGATATAAAGACCGCCGTCATATACGCCCGCTTCTCGTGCTCGAAGCAGCGCGAGGCTTCGATTGACGACCAGCTGCGCGTCTGCCGCGACTGGTGCGCGCGCGAGGGCTACGCCATCGTCGGGGAGTACTCCGATTACGCCATGAGCGGCCGCAGCGACGACCGCCCCGAGTTCCAGCGCATGATTGCCAACGCCGGCGAGTCGGACATCGTCCTGGTCTATATGATGGACCGCTTCTCGCGCGACGAGTACGACGCGCCCGCGTACAAGCACGAGCTGCGCAGGAAGGGCGTCGAGGTCGTGTCGGCCATGGAGGCCATGCCGGACGGCCCCGAGCGCATCCTGATCGAGAAGATTTACGAGGGTCTCGCGGCCGTTGAATCGGTCAAGACCTCCATGAGGACGCGGCGCGGGATGGAGGGCAACGCCCTAAAGTGCAAGACCAACGGCGTGCGCGTCTACGGTTACGGCCGAAATGACGACGACGAGTACGTTGTGGACGAGGACGAGGCCGCGATAGTGCGCGAGGCGTTCCGGCGCTCATGCGACCACGAGCCGGTCGACTCCATCGCCAGCGACTTCGCGCGGCGCGGCGTCACCACGAGGACGGGCAGGCCGTGCGGCTACTCGATGGTGTACCAGATGCTCCACAACAGGAAGTACACGGGCTTCTACTCGTGGGGAGGCATAGAGGTGGACGGCGGCATGCCCCAGATTATCGACAAGGCGACCTTCGCTATTGCCCAGGAGGTGAAGCCGAAGAAGCGCCGGGCCTCGGAGGACTGGGGAACGTTCGCGCTGTCCGGCAGGGCGATCTGCTCGGAGTGCGGCCACAACATGGCCGGGACGTCGGGCCGTGGCAAGAAGAACGTCAAGTACGAGTATTACGGCTGCCGCTGCGGGGCCAAGCCCGTCCGGCGCGACTGGCTCGAGCACGAGCTGGCCGAGGCCATCAGGGGGATGCTGCGCGACCGCGAGACGGCCCTCCGCATATCCCACATGCTCTGGGACGAGCCGGAGCCGGAGATAGCCGACGCGCGCAGGCGGGCCATGGCGTCGAAGCGCAAGGCCGAGAACGGCCTCCAGAACATCATGGCCGCTATCGAGCAGGGTATCGTGATGCCCGAGTTCACCGACCGCATCGCCCAGCTTCAGGCCCAGAAGGCCCGCGCCGAGCGCGATCTGGCCTCCTATGACGAGGCGCGCATCGACCCCGAGGAGTTCGCGGACTTCCTCCAGTGCGGCGGCGGGATGGACGACGCGGCCGTCCTCGATTCATTTGTCTATCAGGTGATGGTGACGCCGGAGGAGTGCGTGGCCACGCTCTACTGCGACGACGAACGAAACGAACCCGCACGACTTAGCATCGCACGGGTTCGCACATTTTCGGGTTGGTGCCCCCAGCGGGATTCGAACCCGCGATATCCACCTTGAAAGGGTGGCGTCC